CAGTTTTTACCTGCTGTTACTACAAGATTGTTAGTTTCCTGTACTACTTCATTGTTTACTGCTATTGTTAATGCACCTGTTAGTGCTAAGTTATCGTTAATCATTGTCGTTCTCCTAGTTAAATGACATTGTATTTAAAGGTCTTTGTCCTAACAACCCACCGTAATAATAATCTACGGTAACTTGGTCTGAAACCCCTACTATATTGCCCTTATCTCCAAAGTAATCTTTGTCAATTAAGGCGGAATCATCTAACGTAAAACCGTCAGATAAAGTTTTTACTAATTGTAAACCATAAACATCAATAAGTGTAGATGAATCCAGCAAATTTTCTGCCTCTCCTATACCACCATTTAGCAAGAAATTGTTTAGTGTAAATGTATTTATAGCGTAACTAATTTCACCTGAAGCAAAATCTATACTAGCTCCGTCTGTCAGGGTTAGCGTATCAGTCAGTGTCTTGTTGAGTGCTGATTCTATTGTTTCGGTTAAAGTAAGTGACTCTACAAGAATCTTAGTCATCAACACATCATAAACATCTGATACCGAGGTGCTGTCTGTTATCTCTTTGCCTAATGATTGTGATACAACTTCACTAAGCCCGACAACATTCCCCTTATTCCCGAAGTAATCTTTATCTACTAAGGCGCTATCATCTAAAACAAATGTATCTGATATTGCTTTGTTATAGTTAGTCGCTATATCAACCAATTCACTAAATACTAAACTCTCAGCGATACCTTTGTCTATTTGTCTATTTGATTCATCTGTAAAGGTGTAGCTATCAGCAATTTCTCTCACTTTTTGTAACGCAATATCAACAACATCACCAAAGGTAATAATATTGCCCTTGGTTGAGTCGATATCTTTGTTTACTAGAGTTGTATCGTCTAACGCTAAACCATCAGTAAGGTTCTTAATAATGCTTCTTATGTAAGACTCTGAAATTCCTATAGTTTCTGTGCGACCTAGAGCAGCATGAAGTATGCTTTCATCGCTAATTGTGAACGAATCTTCTACAGGGTGATTTAACACAAACCCTACTAATTCAACTAATGCTATTCCGTCTGTTAATTCTTTACTTGCATCATAACTAAGCACATCACTAAAGCCTAAGACGTTTCCTTTATCTCCAAAGTAGTCTTTGTCAATTAAAGCACTGTCATCTAGTGTAAATGCGTCCGATATTGCCTTATTTAGCTCTCTTTCGTATGTATCTGATAAAGTGGTAGAATCAGACTTGTTTAAGCCCTGAAGGATAGATACTTCATCCAAGTGCGATATATTCTCTACTAATACTTTACCAAAATCGTTACCTAGTAAATCAGTAAAACCAAATGTGTTTTGACTCTGATTATCAAAGTCTTTATTGATTAGTGATGTATCGTCTAAAGTGATAGCATCTTCCACATTCTTAACAAACGTGAAACTTGATTCATCAGCCAATGTGTAGCTGTCAGCGTATGGTCTTATGTAATTAACAGCAATAGTGACTACATCGGCTACAGTGTAGCTGTCAGATAATACCTTTTCTTGGTCAAGACCGATAATATCAGTCATAAACGCTACATTGCCTTTAGCACCAAAGTAGTCTTTGTCTATCTGACTTAGGTCGTCCAATGTAAAGGCATCTGTAAACGACCTGTTGAATGTGACCGCTTTAACAAACGTCTCAACTAATGCCAGTGTTTCTACGTTAGGTTTACTGTAATCCAAACCGACTGTTTCATCAATAGTCAGGGTTTCAGATAAATTCTTTTCAACTAATACAAACTGTACTTCACTTAGAGTTGATGTATCGTAAAAGTATTGATTCTTATAATCATAGTTAAGTGTAGCTATTGCTTCTAAGTTTACATTAGTCGTACTAGCAGATAGCGCCACATAAGTAGGTTCTGCTGATGCCCGAACAACTGTAATTGTCGCTCTGATAGCCATTTTAGAATCCTGCTCTTACGTCAAACTTCAATAGGTCAGGCACAGATAAGAATCTGCCACTTGAGTATTCTAATTCAATCTCACCTTCGTAATCACCGCTAATGCCGTCTAGGTCTGTCAATCCCCAAGACATATTAACAATGCCATCAGTTAGTGGTGCTACAAGTGTACAGGCTACTGTTGATGTCAATGTAGTTGAGCCAACTGCTCTAAACTTAATTCTTACAGCGGATACGGCAGTCAAGTCAATCGGATTCCAAGTTGACGGGTCTGTAATATCCAAGGTAGCACCTGTCGCTGCTTCATTGCTATCTCGTAGCGTAATATTTAGCTCAGGGAGGTCATCACCTGATACTAATTTAATTGTGTTGTAATACGCCATATTATTCTCCTGATTCTTCTTTTGCTTTTTGTATATCTTCTTCTGTAGGTTCTACAGGTTCAAAATCTATAAACCCTTCAAATTCTTGTTCTAATTCTACGCTATCCTCTAACAATCTAGTCATAATCTGCTCCATCAATAAAAGGTAATGTTTTAGTGTAGGCATACCAAGCACCAGCCGTACCTGCAAAGGGCGATACTGAGCAATCACAAGAATTATTTGTCGTAACATAATCAAGATTTGGGTAGCCCCTACCTGAAGGTGAAATTGACCAAATAGCTACACCATCTGAAGTGACTGACATATACATCCTGTAATACAACATATACCAATACATATCACCATCAAAACAAAACCCTGCACACCATCTCGTATAAGCCATATTGTTAATACTACAATTAAAAGCAGGTTTGCTCACACTTCTCGTTGACCAATCACCTGTGGTAAATGACTTCCCTGTCATACCGTATGTTCCGAATGACAAACTTGTAAACTCAGCGCCCCATCTTGCTTGTAAAGGTGTAAATCCACTATCAAAAGCCAAAGTCGTTCCGTCTGCTTTATAAGTTCTAAAACCATAAGTATCTGACGAAGCGGTAGAGCCTACTGTATTAAAAACATAAAGACAAGCGTCTTTAGCATAACCACCCATCCCACCGATAACAGTTACCTTCCATGTGTTACCTGATGTGTTATAAATATTATGAACCGCACCAAAATTTTTCTCATTATTATTAGTCCAAGTCCAACTACCACCACCTAAAAGGCAAGTGGTATGGTCTGTATATGCTGTATCTGAACAAGTACCTACATCATCATAAGGAATATATAAGTAAACAATTGGAAACTCTGTAGAGGTCACGGTAAATGTTAAATAGTACATATAGTTATAAACAGAGGTCGTATAGCTAGTTACCTTGCTAATAAACCTTAGGTTATCTTCTTCCTTACCAATGACTCGGATACCATCATCATTGATAAATTCCATTCCGTAACTCATTCTACATACACCAAAAATTTCATCTTACAATTACTAACGTAGGTACTCCATGAGCCTACTGATTTACCTACATTTGTATATGAAGGCGTTCCTGTTATTGTGACTGTTCTAGTCGTTGTATTCTTTGTTACTGTTGCTCCGTAGTTAGGAAATACATTAAACATAAAATCAGGCGTATTATCTAAGGAAGTCTCAATAACTAAAAAGGCTGAATTTACATCATTAGCCCATGTATAAGACTTGCTATATGCTGACGTTCCTGTCACTTCAAAAGAGTCATGCAACATTAGTGCTACGCTACTGTGGTCAAACTGTAACGAGCCATCATCACCGTATATTTGGAAACCATAACTCATGATAGTTTCCCTATTTTTAAGCGCAGGGTTGAGCCGTCATACACGCTCAATGTTTCGTTATCTATCTCTAGCCTAGAGCCACCTACCGTACCACCAATAATATTAATACCGCCTGACCCCACTTGTAGTGTTCCTGAAGTTAGCGTTCCTGCTGATGGTGTTATTGTTGATAGTGTAGTAGGTACATCAATCCCTGCCATTGTTCCAGTTTTAGCAATCCAAGCAGGAGTAGGTGAACCTTCATAACGATACATCTTATTACTGTCATCTGTATCAAACCATAAATCACCAACTTCTAAGTCTGCTGTAGGTGCTGATGTTTGAGAGAATGTAGTTACACCACCTGCACCACCGCCAACTAGTGAAGCAATAGCATGGTTGTCTACTTGAACCCATGAAGATGAAACACCCATAGCATTTACAGCCTTGATTCTTACATCAATAGTTGTACCCGATGCGACACCTGATATGTATAAAGGTGAGCTGTCTGTTGTGTGTTCTATATCCCAAGCGTTCTCAGTAGGTGTTCCACCTGCTACCCTTGCCTGAATAACATAGTAATCAACAAAGCTATCATTAGATGCCGTCCAAGTCACATAGATTCTAGGGCTTGTTGAACCGTCATTGTTTGTTACTTGGTAATTCTCACCACTTGATATAGATAGACCTGTTGGTGCTGAAGCACTATAAGGGTTAGGTAAGTTAGTATCAGGATAACTCGGTACTTCAGTTGTTGATGACCACGCATAGAAAGTATTTTGATGTTCTGACAACACTACAATAACATTTCCATCGTCTTTTAAAGACAACTCCATCACTCTAAAGGGTTTAGCGTTCCAAGCAGGGGTGCTATGAGTAACACTAACGATATCACCTATAGCTACTTGTAAAGCCTCTGCTGTAGATAAAAAAGAACACCTTATTCCATCTCTTGATTTCTTTAAGATTGATTGAGCCATGTATTTAGCTTGATATACATTTGTAATAGTTGGGAGTGCTACTCTTGACTCTAATTCAAAGCCACCATCCTCAGATAACATAGTTGTGTACTCACTACTACCTGCATCAGGATACTCAACAGTATCTTCTTGCCAATTCTTATCAGGGTTAGTAAATGTAGCAATTACTCTATTGTATCTATTGCTTCTCTTTTCACCTTCAAAACTAATGCCTTCAATAATATGGTTTTCAGTAAAGGCAAATGTTGCTGTTCCTGAAGCCTCAATAATCAACTTATAAACACCTTGTGTATAAGGAACAATTCCTCGCATACCAGACATAAACACCTTTATATTCTCCATAAGGGTTTTGTCTGTATTAATTACTACATTACAAGAAAATGTATCTATTGTAGAACCACCACTATAAGGCGTTACATTGATGTCACATATATCTGCTGAGGTTTTCCATGACGCATAATCTGATTCAAATACTGAACTCGATAGTCCTTTACCATAACGAGAATTAGTCATATAATCTAACAAACATAAAGCAGGATTCTGTGAATACGCTGTACTACTATTTCTAGGGTCATACACCTTCTTACCAAGTACATCTGCCTGAATAGTGGGGATTGAGCCGAACACCTCTCTATCCCATTTCAATCTAATACCTAAGTAAGCAACACCTCTAAGTCTGTGGCTTGTAGTCCAACTAGGCGCACTTGTAAGGGTTGTATCTGCTGTCTGACTATCAGTACCTAAGTGTTTGTTAATAGTAACTAAACCACTAAACTTACTATCTGTTGATAGAACGTCATTAATCCATACGTTACCTATACTTTGAATTTCACCTTCACATAAGACTAAAGCAATATAAAGATATTCATTATCTGCACCACTAGTCTCAACAAATACTCTAGTTCCACCGACCTTACGATTGCCATAAATGACAGGTATTTGAGCAATGTTGCTCTGTTTGTTTAATAAAACACCGTCTTGTTGCTCTTCTACATCTTCAGGGTCAGGAGACAACGCCCACGATATAACAGCAGACACTACAAAACTTACAAGCCATTCAAACATTAGGATTTACCCCACTTCAGGTCTTTAACTATATTTGCCGAGAAGTCGAAGCCCAAATCCCCTGTGAAGAATAACGACTGTGAATTGCTATTGGTTTTTCTACCTGAACGCTTTTCAAAATCAGACCAATGTGATGCTATATCTAATTCAACAACTGAAGTATCTTGCGTGTCTTTAACATTGTATCCGTTAATGCGACCATCATAAATTAGTACAGGGCTACCAATAATAGCGTTATTCCCATCTAAGAATACCCTTAATACTCTAACTTGTCTTGAGACATAACCTGATGATAAAAATGAAGATATAAATGATTGTTCTACGCCTGATAAAACTAACTTAGTTGAACCAACTCGTAATTCTGACGATTCCTTAACTGTTTGAACATTAAGGAAGTGGCTACTGGCTACATAAGAATTACTGTTGTAACTAATATCTTGTCCTGCGTCAGTTAGATAAGATGTTGATGATAAGTGTATCTCCAACAAATGACACATATTGATTGAATCGTCATCTAATACTGTCAGTAATGACGAGGGTATGCTTCTACTCATAGAGCCTCAATGAAATCTACTTCGTAACTAATTAATCCGTTATTACCAAGACCGAAAGATTGTATGTCGTTTCTTAGTCTGACTTTCATCTCTACGTTATCGTAGGTAATTGTTTCGTTATCTGCTACATTAGAGCGCAGAGGTGGCTGTATATCGATAGATGTCGTGTTACTTGATGTTTCGGTATGACCAACGACCATATAGACCTTATCATGGCTAAATTTGATTAAGTCACCTTCTACGATAGTTCCTGTAATTCCATCAACCACAATTGTAGTTTGACCTGCTGACTTAGCGCCATTTACTTTAAACGTACCTGATGCTGTGCCTCTAGCGTCTTCTAATACAGGGATTCTCACTGTGAATGTTTCTGACTGACCTTGTTGCTTCATTACATAAGCATATACAGGCATAAAGTCTGCTTGGGTCATAGGTGGGTATTTAGCTGAGAATTCCCAATACTGACTTGCTAGTTTTCTTGATTGTGTTCTACCGTTTACAGTTTGTGATGTTAGAGTCTTATCATTAGACTTTAGGTTCACCGACTGAAATACGGGTGTAGTTGGATATGCCATTATGAAGTCACTCCTGTCATTCCTCTATCGTTCATTGCCTGATTAATAATACCCACAATCATTCCTCTACGTGAGTCTAATAAATCATCAAATCCTGTTGTGTCGTTAGCTGTGATATTGAAACTTACGTTTACGTTACTCTCACCACCAGTACCACCTCCACCTAGTTCATCATTTGGTACGATTGTACCTGTCTTATTAGGAACGAATACTTCAGCGCCTTGCTCACCTACAATATAAGGCTTGTTTCCAGTTACAGTACCACCATCAGCTCTAAAGAAACTTGAGAAGTTGAATGCTCCTGCCATAGCTTGAGCCATAGGCTGTGCAACTTTAATCTTAATAAATTCTGCAAGAACAATTCTTGCCATGTCTTTAACTGAATCTTTAAGTGAGTTAGTGCCTTGTCCGATATTCATAATCATACTAGTTATAGAACCTGCCATGGAGTCTGTTAATGCTTTAACTTTGTTAGCAATATCAAGCTCCTCCATACGATTAATCGCATCTTCATAAGCTGTTGTCATGGTAGCTATTTGAGTGGTTTGGAATGCTTCTGTCTTTCCTGCTGAAATCATAGCGGTTGTAATACTTTTCTTTTGTTTTTCAAACTCTTGACCAACTCTTTCTTGTTCAGTCATTTCTATACCAAGACCTGCAATAGATTCTTTGTAGTCATCTATCGATTGGGCAATCTTGCTTGTGGCTAGAATCTCTGCTGCAATATCTTTTCCTAGACCGCCAGTGTTTTTTGGCGTTGTATCTTCTGCGTTTACAACCCTTTTATCGGTGAATGGTTTTATTGACGGGAATCTTTTGAAAGCGCTAAACTTATCTAACTTAGGCATGGCTGCTTCAGCTTCATCACCTACACCTGCGATAGCGTCACCGATTTTACCAATACCCCATGACAAGGCTGTAATACCTGCAAGAACTAACTTAGCTTTCTTACCTCCTAGGAATGCCATCACAATACCAATCTCTCTAATCCAAGCAGGTATATTCATGAAAGCAACGAATGTTTCTTTTATTGCGCTACCTACACTTAGTACACCACGTCCAAACGCTTTAATCTGTTCGATAGTTTCAGGTTTTCCAAGGGCATCTGTCAACTCTTCAACTTTTTTTGTTAGGGCTGAAAGTACACCAGTCTTGGCGAATTTAATCTGAAGCTCCTCCCAAGCTGACTTCAGTTTTTTTAACGCTCCGTTTAAGCCTTGAAGCTGAGTATCAGCCATCTTCTTAGCTGTACCACCTGCATTTTGAAGCTCTGCCCTCAACCCTTTGATGCCACCAACACCTTCTGACATTGCAGCCATAAGAGATGGTCCAGCACGCATACCGAATAGAGTAACCATTTCAGTAGCACCAGCACCTGCATTCTCTAAGTCTTGTAGGATGTCAATGAAGTTACGCATTGAGCCGTCAGAGTTATTAATACTCACACCCAGCATATCTAACATCTCTGTCATTTCTGAGGTTGGTTTAAGTAGTTTTGATATTCCTGCTCTTAGTGATGTACCTGCTAGAGAGCCTTTGATACCTGCGTCAGCCATCTTACCGATAACGGCAGTCATGCCTTCCATTGACAGTCCTGCTGCCTCTGCCATAGGTGAAGCCATCTTCATAGCCTCGCCAAGCTCTATCACATTCATATTAGCACTTGCTGTGGCTTTAGCCATAACATCTACTAACTTACCTGTTTTGTTTGCTTTTAATCCAAGACCTGAAAGAATGTTTGAAGCAATATCTGCTGAAGTTGCTAAGTCGGTTGACGATGCTGATGCTAGGTTTAATATTCCTGGCATTGATGCCATTGTCTGTTGAGCGTCAAAGCCTGCCATAGCTAGGAATGTCATTCCATCCGCAGCTTCTGATGCTGAGAAGACAGTTGACTTACCTAAGTCACGAGCTTGATTCTCTAGAGCTAATAAAACATCACCTGTATGCCCACCGATAGCAGACACTTTATTCATTGACTCTTCAAAGCCTGCCGCTGTCTTAATAGACATAATTGCAAGACCACCTAAAGCAGCACCCGCGACTTTACCAAACTGTGTAAGCTTCGCACCTACTTGAGAACTTGATAGACCAACACTTTTTAGTTTGTGGTCAAGTTTCTTTAATCCTATTAATGCTTGTGTGGCATTAATCTTTATTCCAAGAGTAGCTAAACTAGTTGCCATTTTTTTCACCTTTTAATTCAAAATACGCAGCCCAAGTTTTAAGCTCGATTGTAGTAAAGTCCATAACCTCACTAATAGACTTTTGCAAATGGTCTGCCAAATGACAATAAAACAGTAAGTCGCTATCCGACTTTAAGACTTTTTTACATCATCTACCGTAGGCTCATCATTAGCAAGCTCTTCGACAATACGACTAACCACTTCAGGGTCGTAAGTACGCATCATTTCATTTAATTCATGTGTGCGCCAAATAGGCTTGCCATCTTCATCTAATGCTCTCATAATCAGAGACATATAGACTGCTTCAATCTGCTTATCTTGTGAATAAAGCTTGAAGATTTGGGTTTGTTGCTTACCTGTTACAGCACCTTTGTAGTAAATCTTCCCATCCCACTCAGGCACATCAATAGATAATAACTCACCAGACAACTTAGCTGTAAAGTGAGTAGTTGCATTTTCCTTAATTCCCATTATGCAACAGCAGCCCAAGTAACAACACCATTAGCTTCAAAACTCATTGAAGTCTCAACCATACCGTCTAGTGTAGTTGATACACCCTTCTCAGTAATGATTGCTGACAATGAAGCGAATGTGTCGCCTGTTGTAGCGCCTTCAGGGTATAGCTTTAATGCAACTTCAGCACCTGCAGTCATTGCACCTTGACCTGTTGTATCTGTCTCATCCCAAAAAGCAGTCATAGAACCACTTGCTGATGTTAAACCTACAGTCTTAGTGCGTGCTGTGTCGCCTAGTGTAGTGTCGTCAATAGTCTCTGCTGACTCTGAGATACTCCAATCCTTTACTTCTGCGATTACGTTTGAACCGATTTTAGCCGTTCCTTCGCTACCTTTATGATTTGCCATCTTCTTGCTCCTTTACTTTTGTTTTTGTTTTTGTTTTAGACTTTTCCGCCCAACCTTTCGCCTTCATTTCTTCAATCTTTGATGGGTGTGGCGTTACACCTTCTTTATCACCGTTAGGTGAGTATAAAACTACTGCTTTCATTCGTCTCTCCAATATGGAATTGTTACATTCACTTGATAAAACCTGTCATCTGCTCCTATTGTTACAATACTTGCAACACCACAAACAACACCACTAAAAGTCTTGCTGTCAAATATGCTGGCTATTGTATCACTATACTCTCTAACTTTGTTAGTTCCTGTATTCACAGGTGAAAAAACTTGTACCGAGATAACACCAGTATGACGCTTCTTATTATCAATAGCTCTGTAATTACTATTACCGTTTAAGATGTTTAACTTTATCCAGTCGTTATTGTTAGGTACGTCAAAATCAACATTAGCCCAAGCAATATCAGTGTAATTCCAAAACTCTTGAAGTCTATCTTCAATTGCTAATCTTTCATCAACAAAACTCATATTAGACTAGACCTTATTTCATTAACTGTGACTGACAACATGCCATGTGGCGCTTTGCCACTATGACCATGCTCTAATGCAAAGATGTAAGGCAATGAATTAGTTATGTAAATATCTCTCAAGCCACTGTATGTACGCAAGCTTGGCGCTTTCGCAGGACGACCTTGTGATGTGCTTGAAGCGTTATCATCTGTAGATGTATCCATGTGGCTAATAGACAAGTTCCAGTTACCCTTGGCACGACCAGTGTCAACAGGTGTCATTGCAGTAACGCCATCGAATATCTGTAAAGCAACTTTACGAACAGCTATATTTGCCTCAACACCAGTTTTTTTACTGAATGCGTTTAACTCAGCGCCAAACGATTGAATACTCATCCGACTCTCCTTATGGTTAAAGTGTATGACGCATTAGCAGGGTCTGTATCAATCTTATTGATGCTGTATTGCTCTGAATTACGAATGATAGTATCGTTGGTTTTAGGTGTAAACGTAAGCCCCTTAGAGGCAAACATAACACTTAATTCACCAGTGCTTCCTGATACAATTTCACCAGTCTTAGCATTAGCACCCACAATACTAACAATAGCCTTTAAAGCATAAGTAGTCTCTGTGGCTTCTTTCTTGCCTGAGTATATATCATACTTAGCATTCGTTTTAATAACATAGGTTAAGTCTTCTGCAATGTCACCTGTTGCTGTAATTGCTGAACTTACTGCGCTAAGTAACGCATCTCTAAGACCCATTAGCTTCTCACTACCGCCACAGTGCTAAACTTAGCACGAGCATGAATAGAACCCCAACCTCTGAGCATTTCTTGAACAATTGATGGCAATACACCTGCTGTATCTGTTTTATCAAAGGTTAGTGATATAGAGCCAACACTCATACTTTCAAGACCTTTACCTTGAGCGTCACCTGTTGGGTCTGCCGCTATCAAATGTCTAGCAAATTCTGCTGTAGCATTTTTTACGGGTTGTGGTACGATTGTTGAATCAACATTGTAACCGTCATCAGATACGTTTGTTCTGCCCCAAGCTAGTGCTTGAGTGCTAGAAGCCTTGTTGCCTGACCAGTCAATCTTCTCATCTAATATACGAGTAGCCATCTTTAGGGCTATCTCTTTATTAGGTTCTGTAGCACCTGTCCATGTTGAAGCGTATAAATGTGTTGCGTGGTAGGCATCAGCGTCTGATACTGAAACATAGCTATCCGAAGAAGAGCCGTTTGGAGTTGCGTCTAATGCCATAATTTTTCCTTAATAAGTACCCCCAAGGTAATGAAACCAAGGGGGATTTCATCAAACTGTATTAGTTATTAATACCGTTTAACATTGCTAGACCCTTCTCAGAGAAGTTAGCTAAGCCGTTGTAGAACTTAATACGAGTAATAGTCTCGTCTTTAGTCTCACTTGAGCCAATCTCTTCAATAGAAACACCTGCGTTACCAGCAGCAGTTAAGCCAGCGATACCGTGTGTCATTGAACCGTCATCTAATGTACCCATAACAATTGAAGTACAAGTTGAACTTGAACCACGCGTCTGGTTTACAGGGATGTAGTCATTACGGAAGATTGGAATACCACGGTAAGTAGGTACTTGAACGCCTGAAGGTAAAGTCATAACTTCACCGATGCCTGCGCCACCCAATGCTCTAAGCAATGCGTAGTAAGAACGAATCGTACGAGCGTTCATCATCATGTAGTCAACAGTACCGTCTTTATCAGTTACTTTGTCTAAAGTCTCATCTAACAAGTCATAAGATAAAGCAGAACCGTTAGTTGCGCCTGTCTTAGTTTGTGCTGCTGTAGCTAAAGACAATAAACCTGTGATTTGGTTACTTGAACCAGCACCATTGATTAGTTTATCTTGATAAGCACGACCAATTGACTTAGCCTTAGAAGCAACTTGTGCTGCTTTCTGGTCAGTAATGTTTGAACGTGTGGCTTGGATTAAACCGTTTACTTCAGCGTCACCAACTAATGTTGTCAACGTAGATGTTACAGTGTTAAAAGTCGCTGCCGCTTTACCTGCAGAGATTGTAGAGCCTACGCCTGTCCATTCCGCTGCGCCTAATGCGTTCTCACGGTTGTAAGATAATGCGTTACCGTCAATTGATTGAAACGGTAAGATGTCATAAAAAGGATTTACTGTAATGACGTTTTCAATAACGCCAGCTACAAGCATGTCCTGTGATAGTTTTGCTGATTCAGCAAGAGTTACAGATGCCATAATGGAATCTCCTATATATTGCCCGTTAATAAGTTTTATAGGGCAGGAAAAAAAATATTCTGCTACTATATCACCACGGGTTCTATGTAGGGTTTGTCGCCATTCTATGACGGTTAGCGCTAATATAACATATCTTGAAACAATATGTCAAATTTTGAACAAAAAAAACCCTCTAGCTAAAGAGGGCAAAAACATGGAGGTTTTTATCTAGAGGGTTTATTTAGCAAATCCCACTTGCAATTTTTCTAAGGCTGTTAAGTTTTCACTCTTCACACCGTTAAATCCTTTTCCATGTTCTGAGCCACCACCTTGTGAAGACTTGAACAAATGTGGCGCTAAGTCTTGCTGACCTTTAACCCACTCTTCTACTGTCATAGGTTCTGCTGAAGAACTGCCGTAAATAACATTTCCGTCATTGTCATGTGGAATAGCTTGACCTTCTGTTAATTTGAATACTGCTTTAGAGCGTAAAAGAATATCATCAATAGCTGTATCTACAACTCCTGATTTAACTGCTGAGTCTCTAACTGCACTATCAATAACTAATCCTGCTAACTGACTGTTCAATACAGTGTTCTCATTAGTTAGTTTGTCCATATCATCGCCATGAGTCTTCACCATAGCTTTAGTACGCTCTTCTAGTAACTCGTCAATCTTACCTGCGTCAATAAGAGTCTTATCTTTCTGCTCTTGTTGTAGTTTAACCATTTCATTGTAATTTTCTAAATCAATGCCATCAAACTTAGCGCTCAATGTCTCCATGTCTTTTAGTAGTTTTACATTGTTTGCACGAAACTCATCTAACTTTGTCTTGGTCTCTTCTGACTTAGTTTGTAGGTCTAGGAATTCTTCTTCTGTGTATGTCTTTGGGTCGCTCATTTTATTCTCCGAATAATTATTAAATTGTCACTGACAATGTGTATTTTATAGAAAACCTCACAAAAATGAAAGTTTATTTGTCAAGCTCTTTTCTAAGTTGTTTTGCTGTGGTTATATCCCTTCCAATCCTCAAGCGTAACTTTGTTTGGCTTTCCATGGACATGGCAAGAAACACAGGATTAGAATTTGTAACCATTGCCATTTTCCTACTTTCGTCTACTTTAATCATTTTAACACCACCAATTTAGACCTATTTAGAACAATTATCTCGCCCACAGTATCAACGTATATAGCATCATAGCCTAACATTGTTGCAATTCTTCCTGGGTCTTGCATTGAATGCAAGTGTTTAAGAATATTCTCGGACTCCTTTACTGTCATCTTTCCTGCGGCTATTAATCCCTCGTTAACAATAGCGGTTTCTTTTTGAAGCTTGTATATCTTTCTCGCTTCTTTAAGGATGTCAAATGTATCTGCAACCTTAGCATCTTTTGCCAACTTCATTGTTATCATGTTTGCTTTTTCAAAATTCGCATAGCCAATCGCATAATCATATTGCGGGTGACCATACGTTCCATTACCAAAGACACCACTACCCGTTCTATACTCGCCTGTTAAAAACTGCTCTTTATGGCTTAGCTTACTTTCTCCCCTATAAAATATATCGGATTTCTTGCCTTTACCTTGGCTTGTATCAACTCCTTCCCATATATAGCCTTGTGTCTTATTAAATTCCTTTTCAGATACAACTTTTGGCAAGCCTGTAAAACCTCTTGACTCTTGCAACTTATTTAGAACTTCATCACCATTACTACCCATGTTCAAGTCAGCAGAACCTTTTTCAATATCCCTCAACTTTTTTGCAGATTTATTCTGAGCTATGAAACCTTCTATTGTTATAGGGCTTCTACCTTTTGCAGTCTTAATTCCAACTTTACTTTGTAACTGTTCAAGTGTCAAAGGTTTTCCACTGCCACTAACTAAATCACTAAAGCCTAGCTTGCCCTCTTTCCATAGTTTACGTTTACCGACTCCCAATACTTCTTCTTGGGTTTTCTTGTCTTTCCCTTTAAGCCAACCTTCGTAATTCTTCTTTCCTGATACTTGACCATCCATAGAAGCTTTGGTACTTTTAGGAATTTCTTGGAACTTTCCTTTAGCACCTAACTCTTTCCAGCTTTTAACAATAGCTACAGTAGTTGAGCGACAATTCCAATGAGCAATAAAGCCAGGAAAGGGTTCGCCACTTCCACCTATAGGATTGTAATCCAAATCCCACTGAGCGCCATCTAGTGATGCGCAAATTTCAGAAGTCCTACTGTCAAATGTTGCTGACCATTCAATACCTTTAATCAAGTCATCATTCTCGCGATATGTTTCTATTCTCGCTTCATTGGCTACTGTTTGAATACTGGTTCTTACTAATGCCTCGGCGCTTCTATAGTTGCCGTTAAGTACACCGTCTTTATATCTTAAAGCTCTTGTGCCTCGTAGTGACCTAACCACACTATCAGTTGTATCACCTGCCAACATTCCTTTTCTCACTGTATCTGAGAACTTATCTTTAAATGCTGTGCCTCGTCTTGACCACCACTCCTTAGATGGAGCGCCTTCAATTAGAGATTGAGATGCTATCGCCTTTAGAGCTTGCTTACTTAAACCTGTAGAGAGCAATTCTGCATTTATTGACGTATTAAGAGCGCTTATTGTCTGCGCTTCAGATATGCCTGCTACTTTAATTAAGTCATCGGTAAGAGAGTCTTTAGCTTTCTTATAGACTGTTTGAATTGTTTCTTTGGTTTGTTTAAGTAGAACTTGCAAACGCTTCTGTTTAAACCTTGTCATGGGCTTACCATTCAAGATATTAGACTTTTGTAACTGCTCAATCAAGTCTGCCTCAAGGCTTTTCAATTCCTTGATAACATCACGCTTCATTTGAGTTTCAAGACGATTCAGGTCAATCGAATGACCTATTATTTCATCTTTGACTTTCTCATTTACGGTTTTAGACATTTAACATAGGGTCAACATCAATTAGACTTTTCTCATCTTCAATAGAAGTATCAGGTGGAAGTATCTCGCCTCTCTTCATATTCCATAAGAATGTTTCATGACTAATACCACCCGACTGCCAAGCACCCATAAGTGAAGTCATGTCTGTTGAATCAATCTTGGTATCAACGAAGTCAGTATTAAGTGT